TACTTCCAGCTTCGTTACATCTGGTGCACAAGCAGTTAATAACCTTGGCGCTGCAGGTATTGTTGTTATCAATACATCGAAGGCTACAATTAATGAAAACTTTCAAGGCTTCTATTTAAATATTGGCGATTCTTGGAGCAACAATCCTTCCTCAGCGTATGATGATGCAGTAAACGTTTATTCTATCGGTGCTTCATACTTTGTAGATGCACAGGTATGTACAGATTCACTATACACAATCGTACCTCCATCGCGTATCGGTTTTACAATAACCGCTCCTGCTACAGCGAGTGTTACAAGTCTTTCCCACGACATTGAAAACATTCCTACATATAATATTGCAGCTTCCGGTTATGGTGATAGTGCAATTATTTCACTATTTAAATTACGTCCTTCACCATTCTCAGTTAATACAAATCAACTACAATATGTATTAACAGAAGGTTATGCAGGTTCATTCTATGCAAACCGTACAATTCAAGACGTCAATGGCGGTACACCTCAATCAAGCTACCTAAGAACGGTTATTAATAATGCTTCGAACAATATTGAAGTACATATTAACCCTAACATTTCTTCATATGTAAATTGGTTAGACAATAATGGTAACTCAACAAAACAAGTCAGAGTATACAAGTATGCTACTGGTACAGACGGTGATCCATTCTATACTACAGCTTCTTCATATCTTGCAATAAAGAACAGCACATTCTTACCTGCTAACAATCTTTATGCATTAGGTACATATGCAAATAGTTTACCGCAAAATAGCGCTAAAGCAATTGGTTCTGTAGCACAAAAACTACAATACGCTCTTAACGCTGCTGAAAACCCAGAAGTAGTTGATATTGACATTACTATTGATGCTGGTCTATCTACAATCTCAGCTGTACAAAGCCTATCAAGTGCTACATTACAGTATGATGATACAGCAATGACTACTGATATAACAAATGCACTTGCTGCTTTACAAGAATCAGACGGTGGCACAAACTTTGTAACACCATTCGTAACTGGATGGCAAACAATTACGAATATGTTTGAGCAGTTTGCAAGTCAGGTACGTAAAGATCACTACTTTATTTCTGATCCAATACGCCATATTTTTGTTACAGGTTCAAACTATAAGACTCTCAGTAACAAGAACAACAACTTCTCGCAAAACATTTACTGGCCACTACGTAACCTTTATAGTAGCATTAATTCAAGTTATGCTACTTCATACGGTAACTGGGTATTAGCTCAAGACATTTACACTTCTCGTAGCGTGTGGTTACCGTTTTCGGGCTATGCAGCAGCAATGACTACAGCAAGCGATGCAAACAATTACATTTGGACTGCTCCAGCTGGTTTAAATCGTGGTATCATTACTGGTATTAGCGATATTGCTATTAACCCACAACAAAAACAACGCGATCTACTTTACAAGATTTCTATTAATCCTTTAGTATTCTTCCCTAATGAAGGCTACACAGTATGGGGACAAAAGACCTTGTTAAAGGCTCCAAGCGCATTCGATCGTATTAATGTACGTCGTTTATTCCTCTACTTAGAAAAAGCTACTAACCAAACGATGCAGTTCTTCGTATTCGAACCTAACACTACCTTCACACAAAGTAGAGTTGTTAATACGTTAACGCCATTGTTTGAATTAGCTCGTAACACTCAAGGTTTATACGATTACTTGCTCGTTTGTAACTCAACTAACAACACTCCTGCTGTAGTTGACGACAACACATTGGTAGTAGACATTTATATCAAGCCAGTTAGAACAGCTGAGTTCATCTTAGTAAACTTCTACGCAACTAAGACATCTCAAAACTTCAACGAGCTTCTATAATATAACACCTAAGTAAATTTATGGCACAGACAATACAAGACTTCTACAGAGTAGCACAAGAGCGCGGATTTGCACGTGATTTCATGATGCGAGTTCGCTCTATTGGCCAAGACACGTTTACCGAAGACGATTTTGTTTACATTACAACAAAACAACTTCCAGATCGCCAAATTAGCAATCAAAAAGTACCATACATGGGACTAAACTTCAATGTACCTGGTACTGTTGATTATACTGGTTCAGATGGTTGGGAAGTAAAATTCTACAACGATCTTAAAGGCGTTATTCGTAAAAAACTTGAAGACTGGCAAATCAATGGCGTGTTTAATGACGCAACAAGCACAGGAGATCTTTCATTACGTGGTACAGATAAAGTTATACAACTTGATCTAATTGATGAAAGTCAAAACGTTCTCAACACTTATAAGCTTTACGGTGTATATATTGTAAACTTAGGTGCTGTTACAGGATATGATAATTCGGGTGCAGGTAAGCCTTTAGACTTTACTGCTAAATTAGCATACCAGTATTGGAGACATGTTTAATAGTTAAAGTTTTAATTCAAAGCCCTGTTAAAAGCAGGGCTTTTTTTATGTTCATACATTAAGTATTATAGATGGATAGGGGCATATCAGACTTTTATAAAACAGCAACAAATCGTGGATTTGCTCGTACTAATCTGTTTAGAATTAATTCTATATCAAGAAATGGTACAGGCGGTACTTCCGATATATACGCCCCTGCATCTGACAGTTCTGAAAACTTATTTTTGTATGCTCAAAGCGGTACTATACCGTCTCGTACTATAACAACTACCACTGTAGATTTTAAATCATTTAAGTATACAGTTCCAATGGTTGCACAGTATCCTGAATCCGCCAGCTGGGCATTAACATTTTACTGTGATAGAGACTACGTATTGAGAAACGTTCTTGAAAAATGGTCAGTAGATACATTTGATGAACATACGTCCCAATCTAATGTACCAAACTGGTGGGATTGTAGTGTAGAGTTAGATTTATTGAATAACTCAGGACCTAACAGCCCTGACACATACCCAGTAATACGTAAATACAGACTTGTTGGTGCGTTTTTACAAAACGTGGGGTCTATAGAATATAGTTTAGCAGCTGGTGGTGATATAGCTAAATTACAGGCAACTTTAGGTTTTCAGTATATTACTTCCGAAGATTTATTACCATCCTAATTATAAGTATAATATATGGCATCCGTTCAAGGACAAACTATCAGAGATTTTTACACCAATGCAACCAACGTCGGCTTTGCAAGGGATTTTCAATTTAGAATTACGTCATTTAACGTTAACGGTGTTACATTACAAGATCAAGATTTAGTATTTTTAAAGACAGCAAGTTTACCTGGTAAGTCTATTAGCACAACAACAGCTCCTTTTATGGGGTTAGATTTTCAAATACCCGGTACAGTAAAGTTTGATAATAACAATGCATGGAACGTTACGTTCTATTGTACTCAAGATTATAATTTAAGGTCGATGTTAGAGGACTCAATTACAGATACGTTTGATGAAACTCAATCATATGGTAATATGGAGCCAAGAGATTTAAATCAAAACATTATAAATCTTTCTCTCATCGATGACCAGTTAAACGAAATTAAAGTATATACACTATTAGGTGCATTCATTACTAAGATTGATGATATAGCTTATGATTTAACTAAGTCAGGTGGTATACAAGAAGTAAAAGCTACTATTGCGTATCAATACTGGCAAACAGGTCCAAGTTCAGGTATAACATCAGGTTTAAGTTTAGGTAATAATTTTGGTGTAACTAACGGTTTAGGCAATATAGCTTCAAAACTTGTTACCAAAACTGTTAAAAACTTATTAGGGGGTAGGTAATGTCTTTTTTAATTGGACCAAAAGCTAACGCACAAAACGCTGGCTCTGAAGTCAACACGTTTATAAAGTTTTTAAGTGACCCGAACACTCAGATACCGGTCGAATCAAATTTTTTAATAAGCTTTGATTTTCCTAAAGCACTTACTACAGATGCATGGACGGATGAAGAATTAGTTGATACCGATCCTTGGCAAGCATATGAAACCAGCTGGGACGTTAATCCGTCATTAAAAGATTTATATACAGAACTAACTAAACAAACTCACGGTGTGCATGGTGGCCCGGTATGTCTGTTTGCACAAGGTATAGACATACCCGGTGAGTCTGTAGGCACACAAAGACATGAGCCGTTAGACGGTTCAAGTGGTGGTTTAATAGGTGGAATAGTTAGTACTTCTCGTGGCCAATATGAACCGTTAAAAATAGGTTTCTTAGAAACAAATAAATCATTTATTGACTTCGTTCTCAGGCCTTGGATAACGCTTGTTGGGCATTACGGTTTAATAACGCGTGCTAAAACATCTACTCAAAATGTTAGAACTGATATAACTGTTGTTCATTACGATAAAAATAATAACGACAAAGGTAATGCAGGTATAAGAAAGATATTTGAGTTTCAGTCCTGTGCACCGGTTTCTCTTGGTGAGTCTTCTTATTCTTATGGTAAAGCTGAAATAAGAATAGCACCTGTAAGCTTTGTATATAACAAGTACAGAGTACTATATACGCAAGGTAGAGCTTAAAGATTTTTTATATTACTGGTATAAGTCATTATAATGGCATTTACGTATGGAGTTAAGCTACCCGGATTTAATAATAAGAAAATATGGGTAGGAGAGGTTACATCCAAGTTGTATAAAGACTTGGTTAAATCCCTTTATAATAATGATAGTACAGAGTTTGTACATCATTTAAACCAGCTTATAGAACACGCTTCTCCCGGGATATTACAGGGAGGACTCAATGCTATAGATAAGATCATATTACTGCTTCAAGTAAGGTCTATTTGTATAAGTCCAGATCTTAAACTTAAAGCAACTTGTGTAGAAACTAAAAAAACGTTTGAATACAATTTACGTATTGAAGATTTAGTATCTAAGTTAGAAAGCGTAACTTATAATAGAACTGTTTTACATGAAAATGTTACAGTTACTCATAGTATTATTAAAGCTAAAGATGAAATACATTTTGTTAACTTAGAACCCGAAAAAACGTTTAGCTATCAATTAGCTTCCAGTATTGATACATTATTAGTAGAAGATAAAACTATCGATTTTAAATTATTACCGTTTGACAAAAGAGTTGAATTCGTGGATGCCCTACCACTGTCATTAACCACTAAAGTATATGATTCATTATCTGAAGTTGAAGTGGAATTATCTAAATTAAAGCTATTAGTGGTGCCTTCCCCTTACAGCAAAACACCGGTGGTTGATTTACCTATATCTACAAACACGAACGTGCTTCTCGAATTTTGTAAATTAATCTTTAATGACGATTTAATTAATTTATACAAAATAAATTTAAACTTAATTAGTAAAGCTAACTTTACACCAGATTATGCAGACTCTATAACACCTGCAGAACAACTATTGTATTGGAATCTTTATGTACAACAAGTACAAGAAGAGATAGCTGCAAGTAACCCGAAATCAAACAACAGCCCTGCAAGTCTTGGTGCGAATGTACCGAATGAGTTTGCTTGATAAACAATATTGCAACCATAAGTCATTATATGAGTAACAATTTCAACGACATCCTTTCAGTATTGGATACAATCAATAAGGAGGTAACAGTACCGCTTTATATACCAAGTCTGCAAAGAGAAGTAAAGTTTAAAAGTATTAGTACAGGTCAACAAAAAAATATACTAAAAGCTGCAGTTGATAATCCAGTTTTCCAGACCCGCTTTACGATCGCATTTTATAATTTAATACAAGAAAATTGTACTGAACCGGCTATTGTATCTTTATTAACCACTATTGATGCAGCTGCAATTGCTGTACAGTTACGAGTGTTTACTGCTGGTACAAGCTACACACTACAACAAGGCGCAAACAAATACAAAGTTAATTTACAAACAATTATTGATGCTCTTAAAGAGGTTACCATACCTGCAGGAGACGTTGTTAATGATGGTACATTTAACATACAAGTCGGTGCACCTCTAATATCTGAGCATTATAGTATAGAAAAACAATTAAGAGAAAAAACAATTAACGATCAACAGGTACTTTCATCTCAAATTACCGATACCATTGGTGATGCGTTTGTAGGTGAAGTATCTAAGTTTATTAAAGGTGTGGTGGTTACATATAATAATCAAACTCAAGATGTAAACTATGCATCTTTACCTTTTGCAAAACGACATGCATTGCTTGAAAAGCTACCTAACAATGCAATACAGGGTGTACTAAAGTATATGGAAAAGTATGTAACAGTACAAAAGGATTTATTAACTATTACAGGTGAAAATATTGATACCGGTGAAACAGTTAATGACTTGGTTTTATTAATAGATAGCACGCTGTTTATTGTAAGTTAATAACGCTTTTACTGTTCTACACCTAAGTAATTGGGTATATGGCAGATCAAACCAACGATCCGGGATTTATTTCGTCTTTAATAGCTACATTAAAGCCTAAGGATAATGGATCTATACCGCAAAAGTGGTTAGATGCAATGTTGGCAAATTCTAATAACGCTAATGCGCAAATGAAAGCGCTTATAACGTCTATAGATACTGGTAACAAAACCATAACTGCCCAAAATATTTTACAGATAAACACTTTAGATAGTATATCTAAAGCAATAGGTCCATCATTTAAGCAAACAATGATTGACTCGTTTAAAGCGTACGATAAAGATATTAAGAATTCAGATGCAGTTAAAGAAGAAGATAAGAAATATGATGCCCGTAAAAAGCAAAAAGATAAAGAAGAAGATGATAGAAGTAAGAAATTAGCTACTGATCTTTCTAAGCAACTATCTGAAAATGTAACGACTACTTCAAGTAAAGGCACTACAGCTGATCTTGAAGGAGGGGCCGCAGCTGCAGCAGCACTTGCAGAGGTGGAAGTACAACCAGTTAGTATTGCAAGTATTAGTTCTGAAGCAGTTGAAACCATTAAGAAAATATTTTCTACATCTATAGGTAATACAAAAACTGAAACGGCAAAGCAAACAGGTGCGGATGCCGGGGTAGGTAATAATATAATTGCTGCTTTAGGTAAGGGTTTAGGTGCTGGTATAGGGGCACTCGGAGAAGGTGTAGGTAAGGGTATAGCTGGTTTGGGTAAAGGATTAAAAATATTTTTAACATCTCTTGGTGAAGGTTTGACAGGTGTTGCACCTGGCTTAGAGGCTATAGCTGTAGTTGCTGAAACCGGGGCAATTGGTATTGGCGTACTTGTACTTGCTGTAATAGGCCTGGCAACTGCTTTAAGAATAGCTACACCAGCAATACAAGCAGTGGTGCCGGTTTTTATAGCGCTTGCTAAAGTTATAGGTGATGTATTAATAACTGCTTTAAAACAGTTAGCACCTATACTTCAAACAGTATTTTCATTCTTTACTAAACTTGCAGAAATTGCGGGTAGTGTGTTTTCTAAATTAATTACTGCATTTGGTAATATAGTAACTGCTTATACAGAGTCTACAGTTAAGTTAGCTGAAATAACTTTAGCTACATTTAAAGTTATCGGTGGTATAATAGACAAAATCGGGGCAGCTATAGCATTACCAATTAAAACTATAGGTCAAGCAATTGGAGATGTTATTGAAAAGGTAGCTAATAGCGTATTAACTCTAAGCAGTATAAGCGGTGAAAGATTATTAAGCACAGCTGCGGGTATTACAGCAATTGCGGGTGCAATGGCTTTGTTTGGCGGTGGTTCGCTTATAAGTGGTATAGGTAATTTTTTCGGTAACCTACTCGGCGGTGGATCTAAGCAAAATTCTCCCGTTGATCAACTAATAGCTTTAGGTCAACAAACAAGCAATATAGATAATTTATCCAATAGCATTAATCGCTTAAAAGATGCTATGTCCACATTTGGCGATATAAAAACAAATTTCGATCCATTTAGTAAATTTATTGAATCTGTTAACAGTGTTAATATGCTTAAATTAGCAGCAGTTGCAGCCGCTTTACATTTTGGTGTTCCTGCAGCAGCTGCTTTACCAGGCATACAGGGCCCGGCTTCTGTAGCTAATAATACACCAGGTACTATAGTGTCCGCTGCGTTAGCCTCTACAACAATTGCTTCTACAGAAGCTGCTAAGTTAGGTAATATAGCAATTACCCCTGAATCTAAAGAGGCAATGATGGAAACACCTCTTTACAAAATACAAGAAACACAGGTTAAGTTAGCTCAAACCATGGTTAAAAAGATGGATGAGTTAATTGCTTCGCTTGAACCTATGGTGGTTGCAAGTACACAAAATTCTGCTGTATCTAACAGTACTAATAACACTACAACATCTATTTTAAATACATCTACTGCAAATATACTCGGTAAGGGTGGAGATAGTACAGATAGAGATATACCTTATATAGAGCGTAGTAAGTATAGAAACTCAATGTTATACGCTCGAGGTTTATTATAATATGCCAGCATCCACGTACACATCTTCAGGTAACAGCTCAACCTTTACGCCCCCAAGCTATACTGGGTTGCTGTTTGATTGGAAACAATCGCCAGATAAGTTAGGTGCTCCTACATTAAAACCAAAGACTCTTTCAATTAACGTATTTGATTTATTTCCGTGGACATTAACTCCAACAGACGGGCGTCAACACATACCTAAGGTTATTATAACAGAGTACAGGCAAACACAATCAAGTGAATTGAGAGGTTACTTATACAGTATACGCGGTACGGTTAGTGATCTGTCTATAGCCAATAAGGTAGGGTCAACAGAATCTTTAGCGGGTTTTTCTCAATCTTTAGGTCAACAAGTAAAAACAGCTTCTACCATCGCCGGTCAAGGTGCAGTTGGTAATGCTATACAAACAGCTGCTAACGCTACAGTAAATGCTGCAACATCTGTTGCGACTTCAATATTAGATAAAGCTAAAAAATTCGATTTTACACCAAAAAGCCCAAGCGACTTTGCAAGTGCAATGGATCCATATGCAGGATTATATGCAGTAGAGACTACCGGGTTTGTTTATTATCTACCCTATTATACAGCTACTAATATGGTAAAAGTGGGTAATACGTGGGGCGCTCCTGGTACAGGTGTAGGTAGTGGATTAGGTAAAGTAGCTGGTGGTATTAGTAATTTCTTTAGTGGCGCTAAGGGTAAAGCTAAAAAATCTGCTACCGGTAGTGGTGCTGGTGGTGGCGGAGGAGAAGATGAAGGCTCAGGAAGAGACTTTGGTAAAGCCCTGGGCGGTATGTTTGATGTAATGGGTGGAGCAACAGACGTATTATTTGGTGCAACAGCTGGTGCTTATGGAGAAAATGCTAAAGAAGAACTTATAGCATATCAAGGTTCAGGTGAAAAAGAAGGCGCGGAGATGTCTTTTTATCTTTATAATACTCTCGATAACGGAGATGTAACACAGTTACAGAAAAACTGGGAACTTTGTTATATATTAACATATCAAAACTTACCTAATAGAAAAGGTATAAACTTTTTAGATGCACCATGTTTATATAGAATAGATATACCAGGTTATAAGCAAATACCTTTAGCGTATTTGAGCAATATATCTATACAAAATATGGGTAACACCAGACTTGTAGATTTAACAACAGGAGAAGTTGTTAATGCAGATTCAGGTGACCCTTATGTAAAGCTTATGCCAGAAGCGTATAAAGTTACACTTGGTTTTACCGGTGTACTTAAAAACACTCGTAATTTATTTTTATCTAATGCTGATCCTTCTCAAAAAGTAACAGTAACAACAAGTCTATCGGGGTAACATATGAATCAAACACCACAATTACAAAGTGAAATTAGTAGCTTACCTACACTTGAGACGTTTAGGTATGAAAACATCTTTAACGTCTATCAAAACGATAATAATAACTATTTTTATAACATTTTAGCTAAAACCAATTTTCCTAATAATATAGAACAAGCATACTACGATGTATATACTGTTCCAGCTGAAAACATGCCTTACACTTTAATATCGTATAAGCTTTACGGTACTATACTTCTATGGTGGTTAATTTGTTCAGTTAATAATACAGAAAACCCTGTTTTCAGTCCACCAGCTGGTACACAGTTAAAGTATTTGACACCGGCATATGTAAGGCTTGTTATTTCGCAATTACAAGACGTAACGTAATATATGGCTCAGCCTCCATCAACGACTAAGCTAAGGGTTAATGACCAAACATATGAGTTTGGTGTAACATTGTTTAACGCAAAAGATACTTTTTTTGCAATTAACACCTCTGCATTAGTAAAGCTTTGTATTGAAGAGGATAGCAGAGAGTGGTTTAAAAAAGGTTACTTAATTGTCAACAATAAAGAGAATATAATTGAGCGTAGACCAAATGAGTTTATCTCGTCTGCTGCTAACTACAAATTTAGAAATGATGGACGTGATCTTATATTAGTTAACATTAAACCAGTATATGATGGTGCTACAGATAGTATAGAGACAGATGCATTTCCTTCAGCTGGTTGGGAATTAAATTACATATTTTCAGTATACGATGTAGAAGATATACCAGGTAATAAACCCGATCAGAAAAATATAAAGCTTTATTTCTGGGAATTTGATTATCAACTATTTGCAGAGTCTACTTCTACAGGGTGGAATACAAACAAAATATTATACGAGCTTTATCCTACTTTAAACGGAAAATCGAGTGTGCTTTCAGATGAACAACGCAAGGTACCAACAGGAGAAGCTATTAAAAGTTTAATACAAAATACATTAAACGCAAGAAGCGGTGTACAAAAGTTTAATCAGTTTTGGGATCCAGGAGCAAGTAAAATATTTTACACACCACCAACGAATTTTAATTCTGTTGATGATTTAGATTATATTTTTCATAAGCACGTAGCGAGTAAAAAATACGGACAAATAGACGGTGATGTACCATTGCTTTATAGAGATAGATACTCAAAAGAATGGACATTAACTTCATTTGCAAATGAAATGTCGTTAGCGGTAGTTAACAAAGCTGCTGGTCCGTGGCAGTTAGAGCAATTTTATTTAACTTCTTCTACATCTACTGGGGTTATTATACCTTCTTTATTAAAGACACCTCAAACCCAGGAGTCGTATCTTAACCTGAACTTTGGTGGTAAGAGTGCAGTTAGTAATTATCAGTTTGTAGATATGTCAGCAATAGATAATGCATTTGTACTAATTAATACACCGTGTGCAAGTAATAGTATTAAAGATAAGCAGTTTAATTTAGACTATGTAGACAACTCTATTGATAATATAAAAACGTACTTTCAAGATAACTATATACAAAAGTTTTCAAACAATAGAGCACCAACTGCATTACTATCTTTAAATAAAACCAAGACACAAAATCTTTCTTTTAGACAGCCTTATTCTTATAATAGTACTAAAATTGAAAGATATCCAGATGCAAGAAACTCTATACTTAAGGCTGGTTTATTTTTAAATCAGTGCTTACACTTTACTGTACCTGGTACTACAATACGTAAATGTAACCGGTTCATTGGTCTTGATCGCTTGATAGGATCAGTTGATGCTGATTTTGATGAAAAGTTTTTAGGTCAGTGGTATCTTATGAAAGTAGAGCATGTTTTTACACAAAACAACTACGTTAATAATATTACTGCAGTAAAGCCTTTCGCGGATAAGGATACGCGTATAGCGGACGATGTACTGTAACATTAATAGTACATGGATAAATAATAACAATGGCTACTAACGTCAGAACCTTCGATTTATATAACACTAACTTTTATTGGAAAGGTTATAGTGTTACTGGTTTTGAAACTCAAGTCGGTGTAGCCCGGGCCTATTATATAGCTCAGTATTCATCTAATCCGATCGGTTCTCAAATAGACTTTTTTACATTATTAGCTGGAATCTCTTCTAATAACCCGGTTCTTAGTTTGAGTGGTACTACTATAAACAGTTTACCATACTTTTGGGGCAAATATTGGTGGGATGAAGCAATGTACTACTCTAATAGTTTAGTGTTAAGTGCAATATCACAAGTAGCTCCGTTATACTATCAGCCTTTTTCTGAATCAGTAGGTAGCTTAGCGTATATATCCTACATGAACAATCAAAGTAACGTTAATAGTGTTCCTTATAATACTATTATAGATCGCTTATTACCTGCAGGTATATCCGATACAGTAAAGTCGTTTTATAAAACAGCAAATACACTTTTTGTTAATAACATATCTAATATTGGTCCGGTAGGTACCGATGTAAACCCGAACAATAGTAATTTAATAATGGCAGATACTGACTTATCTCGTATTGTAAACACGAACTCTGCTCTTATTACAAATATTAACAGTTTATATCCGGTATTAAATAGATTTTTACCTTTTAATAACACAGTAATAGGTAACTTAATAGTACCATATAACTGGTCTACTCAAATAGAGTATGAAGATACAACAACTATAGGAGATACTACAGTTACTGTTGATCTAACCAACACAACAACAGGCAATCAAGTACAGCTCACGATGGCTGCAATAACAGCATGAAAAATTACCCATCAATATACCTCGGTGTAGTAGTAGCTAATAACGACCCGGAATTTCGTGGTCGTATTAAGGTATGGGTACCTCATGTTAATGCAAGTGTATATAACAAGTGGGAAGCTTTAAAACAAGATCGTAATTTTAAATTTCCTGGGCTTAATATAAATTCAGATTTAAGCTTAATTATAAATGACCTTAGAGACAGTTTACCGTGGGCAGAATATTGTGCTCCGGTAGCTGGAGAGAGTTCTACTGGAACGTATAATGCACATGGAGACACAGGTACAACTTCTGATGCAGCTTACCCATACAGTTTATCCGGTACTAATTTTTCTAATTCATACACGCAATTTAACTTAAACCAAGAGCGTATGGGTGAGAAGCCTGGTTTTGTATATGAAAAGTATGCTACTAAATTAACAGACGCTTTTACTAATACAGTAGCCAATAATACAAACAATATTAATCCTACTGGTGGGCAATATAGACCATCAACATATTCAAATGCAGCAAAGGGTGTGTTTGCAGTACCAAATGTAGGTGCACATGTATGGGTATTCTTTAGAGATGGTATACCTACATACCCAGTATATATGGGTGCATCGTTAGGACAAAAAGATTTCCAAAGTATCTTTGGAGCAGATGACGGTACATATCAAGATTACCCACAAACATTTGAAAGTGAGGGTAAATCGGTTAGAAATGCAAACGATGTTAATACAGAGACGTACCGCAATAAAATGGTTATTAATCAACGCGGTGCAGCGTTAGAAATCATTAACACTACAGATAGAGAACGCTTCAAGATAACGCATTTTGCCGGTGGTTTCTTAGAGTTTAACAACAAGTACAATTCTTTATTCAGTCCTAAAAACCTACAACTACTAACGCTAAGAGATAAATTCGAAACTATTAATGGACATAATAACTTGTGGGTGGGTAGAGATTTTGATAGTATTATACAGGGGGACTATTATGTAAAAACTGGTTCCTTAAACACAAGTGCAATGAACTCGTGGGTTACAGCTTACACGGCTATAGCAAACCTCTTAGCAGAACCAGAGAGTGCAAGCAATAAAAACAATCTTGCAAGTATCATAACTTCTCAAGCCAATGCATTAGCAGAAGCAGAAGCTGCACTTGGTTTTGGTGGTAATTTTATTGAAACTGTAACAAAACATAAATTTGTTAATGTTGGGTTAGTGTTTAATCAGTTTGCAAGTACAAGATACAATGGTACTGCTAAAACAATTACAGAGTATTATAATACTACAGGTAAAGTTACTACTACAATACCAGCAATAGAGTATACACACATTGATGATATGCCAGGTGGTAACTATACAGTATCCACTGGTAATAGATATAACTTATTAGTAGGTTCTGGTGGTATAGATATTAAGACAACAGGCCCAATTAATATGAGTGGTACTATAATGGCATTAGCTGGTAAGCAAGTTAATATTGCTTCATCAGACGATACCAATATTGATGGTGGTACAAATTTATCAGTAATATCTAATATAATGACATTAAGAACTCGTAACCGTCAGCAAGTAGTTGTTGATGATAATTTAGGGGTGAGTAAGAACGTGGTTATAGGTGGTGGTGCTTATATTAATGGTGAAACGTTCTTACAACACGTAACTGCACCTATAGAGTTTCAAGTTACAGAGTCTTCAACTATTATTGATAACGGAGCACAAATACTTAAACCTGGCGGTGGTACTGGCGGTAATGTTACATACGGTGATACAATAAGATTGATAATAAACCAACCACACACTCATTACTTTAAGAATATTCCACTTACACTTGTTGCAAGCCCTGCTGCTCTACAAACAGCTGCAGCTACTGTAAATGGCGGTACTGCTGCATTAAGCGCTACAGCTCCTGCTACACATTACAACTCAGTTGGTGGTAATCAAAATAGTAACCCTAACGGTCCTGTAAACGGTATACCAGGTTAAGTTGAATAATTGCGGTATTATTATATAATAATACTACATGTACGATTATCTTATAGTTGGGTCAGGCTTATATGGTTCCGTGTTTGCTCATGAAGCAAATAAAGCAGGTAAAACTTGCTTAGTGCTTGAAAAGAAAGAGCATATAGGTGGTAACATATATACAAAGAACGTAGGTGGTATACACGTACACGAATACGGCCCTCACATATTTCATACGTCCAGTAAAAAAATATGGGATTATGTTAATCAGTTTGCAACGTTTAACAATTTTGTTAATAGACCAAAAGTAGACTATAAGGGTAAGGTTTATTCATTTCCAATTAATCTGTTAACGTTGTATCAGCTTTGGGGTGTAAAGACACCAGAAGAAGCAATTGAAAAGCTTCTTGCAAGTAAAGTAAAAATAGATAACCCACAAAACTTGGAAGAGTGGTGTTTAAATGAAATAGGTACAGAATTGTACGAAACGTTTATTAAAGGGTATACTCAAAAACAATGGAAAACTGATCCTAAAGAGTTACCAACGTTTATTATTAAACGAATTCCAATTAGAACTAACTTTGATGATAACTACTATTTTGATACATATCAAGGTATTCCTGTAGGTGGTTATACACAAATTATAGAAAAAATGCTTTCCGGTATTGAAGTAAAACTCAATACAGATTATTTAGCTAATAAAGAATCCTGGGATAAAGTAGCTAAAAAAGTACTTTATACTGGGCCTATAGATGCATACTTTAATTACCAGTTTGGAGATTTAGATTATAGAACTACAAGTTTTGAGCATGAAATGGTACCCATTAAAGATTACCAAGGTAATGCTCTTATTAACTATACGGATGTTAATGTACCTTATACACGTATAATTGAACACAAGCATTTTGATCCAGTAAACGTGCCGCATACTTTGATTACAAGGGAGTATCCAGAAGATTGGAAACGTGGTTTGACTCCGTATTATCCAATTAACAACGAAAAGAATACTAAAATATATAACCAATATAGAGAGCTTACTAAAACACTTCCAAATGTACTATTTGGTGGTAGATTAGCAGAGTACAAATACTATGATATGCATCAAGTTATAGCAGCTGCTTTACACGATTTTGAAAAGGAAAACACTGGTATTCTTAACACACTTAAATAATTAACTTTATGGCTAAAACGACTAAACCTCAAGCTTCAAAAACTACAAGCAAGAAAAAACCTGTCAGGGATGCTGCAGTAAATACTCCTGAACCGATTAAAGTGCCAGAGCCTGTTAAAGCTCCTACACCGAAGAAAAAATCACAAAAAGCAAAGCCTCGTATCTTTGTACAGTTTGCATCTTATAGAGACCCTCAGTTGATACCCACAATTGAAGATATGTTAGCTAAAGCAGCTAACCCAGAACAATTTTCGTTTGGTATTTGCTGGCAATACGGGCCAGATGAAGACCCTAATGTGTTTGATGGTAAAGAAAATTACAGAGTTATCAAAAAACCATACACAGAAAGTGAAGGTTTAGGTTGGGCACGTGCACTAACTAATACACTTTATGACGGAGAAGAGCTAACACTACAATTAGACTCTCATCATCGCTTTGCACAGGATTGGGATAAAATGCTTTTAGAGGATTATGAACAAGCATTAACAATGTCCTCAAAGCCAATTATTTCTACCTACTGTACACCATTTAATCCTGAGCAACCAATTACTGATACTGCACCTTGCTTAATGTCTCAGTATGAGTTTAGTTCAGATAAGTTACTCATGAGTATGCCGTATTATATTCAAGACTACAAGACTCGTACTCGTGTAATTAAGGCTCGTACTATTAGTGGTCACTTCTTCTTAGTAAACGGTAAATTCATTGAAGAGGTACCTTATGATCCTGATATCTATTTCGGTGGTTATACAGAAGAAACCACTATGAGTGTTAGGGCATGGACGCGGGGTTACGACTTCTTTAGTCCTTACCGTCAATATATTTGGCACGAATACACTCGTAACTACCGTGTAAAACACTGGGACGATCATGGTAAGGAACGTTTTACAGGTAAAACATCCGGTGAAAGAGATATCTATGCCCGTGACAAGACCCGTCAAATATTCCAGCAAGAAGACCACGGGATTGAACTCGGCATTTACGGTTTAGGTAATGTACGTACTTTAAGAGAGTACGAACTATTTGGCGGGTTCGATTTTAAGAACTGTAGAATACAGGACTTTACTTTAAAAGTAAATGAACCACCAAATCCACCAGATTACGATTCTCAATTCATATCTAAAGAATATAGAATTCAATGCGAGTGGGATACAAAGCAATTCTTAATTGAAAACCAAAATGATTCAATAAACTTTTTGACATTTGGTATTGAAACACAAAGTGGTGTTAACTTATATAGAAACGATTTTAACCCTCAAATGCATCCGGATTATACTTCTTTTGCTAATTTTAGACATTTAGCACATTTTAGAAGTCTGGATAAACCTTTTAAAATTGTTATGTATGCTAACTGGAAAAATAAAGGTTGGGGTCAAAGATACGAACAACTATTACCAGTAAGTTTAACAAATAACGCATAATAATGAGAATTGCATTTATATTAATCGGTAACAGCCGGAGAAGTAACTACTTAGATGGAGACACGCTACGCTATGGTATGGGTGGTGGGTCTGGTACTGATACAAGTACTATAGTAGTTGCAGAACAGCTGGCAGCTAACGGCCATGAGGTAGTTGTCACTTCTGATAAACTTGAACCAGCACTTGAAGAAAGCTATGCACAAGAAGGCATTCACTTCAATCCTGGTAAAAGAGTGAGAGGTGTGTATTATACTAATCAAGACTTCGAAAACATTGTTAATAGGGATTTCGATGTTGTTATAAGTAGTTTATGGTTTCAAGATTACGATAAGCTACCTATTACAGTATCTAAAGCTATTATATACTGGTGCCATATGCAATGGATATATGGTATTGATCATATTATAAAATATGCAAAAACCAATAATTTAAAATTAGGCTTTGTTAATATTTCTCCGTGGGAAAGAGACCAAAACAACGGTACAATACAGCATGCGGTTTCTCAATACTCTAACACTACATCTACATTAATACCTAACCCAGTAATGGATGACATTATTAATGAAGTGTTAGAAAGTAAACCTACAAGAAAACCTCATAATTTTGTGTTCCATGCTGCTTGGCCACGTGGTGGGGATGTTGCTATAGAAGCAGTAAGACAGTTAGATATGCCTGATAAAGAGTTTCATGCATTTGACTATCTACTGGTAGTTCATCCTCATGGGGATACGTTCTTCTTTAATCATAACGGGGTTGATAAAAGAACACTCTTTACACAAATAGCAGAGAGTGAATACTTTATATACCCTCTTTATACACCATACAAGGATGTACACAAAGACACGTTCTCCTGTGTAGTAGCTGAAGCAATTGCTTTAGGTGCTATACCAGTTACTTACCCATTAGGTGCTTTACCAGATAATTTTGAAGGCTACTGTGCATGGATTGATTTCCCTGCTGGTGTTGATCCTGCTGCAATGCAAAAAGAATCATTATCAAAAGATGAAGAAGGTAAATTTAAAGATAACATTCAAAATATAGTCAATAAGATTAACTACCTTGAAGCTAACCCACAAATTAAAGAAGAAATACGTGCAAAAGGTAAAGATTATATATTAGGTCAGTTTAATGCTAAGAAAGTAGGTCAAATGTGGGTTGACTACATCAATCAACTTACTACTTAAATGAAGATAAACGAATTCTTTCAAAAAGGGTACTATTTAAATCTCGATCGGAGAACTGATAGAAAGGCTCAATTCGAAGCTGAAGCTAAAGCTATCGGACTTGAAGGTTGGTTTGAACGCTTCTCTGGACTTGATGGTGCAAGTGATTCATATGATTATGTACCCCCACCCCATGAAATGCCTTACATTAAGAAAGCTGCTGCAAGTAGTGAATCGTTTTACAATTTATACAAAAAAGCTTGCGAAGACGGCCACGAAAGAGTATTAATATGTGAAGATGATATGCTTTTTTATAATGGTGGTGAAGAAACAGGTTTACAAATAGTAGAAAAAGCTTTAGATCAATTACAACAGTTTCCAGATTGGGACTTAGTGTATTTTGGTGGGTATGTTAAAGATAAGATGACCCGACAAGTTTCACCTAACCTTCTCCGTGCTGATTGTATGATAACAGCTCATGCAGTAGGGTATAATAGAAAGTCTTTCGAAAAATTACTAAAGTATGTACCAAGACAGGATTGTATATACGATGAATGGTTATCTGCACGCCCTCAAATTATAAAGTATCTGGTATACCCAATGGCAGTTATACAGCAACACGGTGTAAGTGATATAGATGCATGGGGATACTCACCTAATCTCGATAACTGGAAAAAAGCATACTCTGAAATTATAATAGAAAAATGAAAATAAACGAATTCTTTCAAAAAGGATATTACATAAACCTTGATCGTCGGCCTGATAGAAAAGCCGAGTTTGAAGCTGAAATGAAAAAAGCAGGGCTTGAAGGCTTTTTCGAAAGAGTGCGTGGTATTGATGGAGTGAATGAACCTGCAGAATTAAAAAAACATAACTACTGTGGTGCTACATTTGCAAGAATATTTAAAATGGCTCAAAAAGCGGGCTATGAACGCTTTATTATATTTGAAGATGATGCACAATTCTATGATAGAGATGGTATAAGTGCAATTGAAATTGTAGAAAAAGCATTAGATCAAATACAACAGTTTCCAGATTGGCACATGCTGTATTTTGGTTGCTACACTTTCGGTAAAGAATTACAACAAGTATCTGAAAATCTTTTAAAAGCAAATGAAATACTAACACTACATGCATGTGGGTATAATAGTACAGGAATGAAAAAATTCTTGGAATATGATCCTTTTTTTCATTGCCCTGTTGATGGCTGGTTAGGTGAACGGCTTGAACTTAACAAATATGTTGCATACCCATTAGCTGTAATACAAAGAGAGAGTAAAAGTGATTTAGATGCATGGGGGTTTGCTCCTAACCCCCATCACTGGGAGACAAACTTTATTAAAGGTAAAATAATAAAGCAGTTCTAATATGAATGAACTGGTTGTAGTATCAAGGTACCGGGAAGATATAAGCTGGGTGCAGGGTTCTAAGCACCCGTTTATAATATATGATAAATCAGAAGTACCTTTAGATATAACAATACCAAGACCTAATACTGGTAGAGAAGCAGAAACTTTATTACACTATATCATTACTCATTACGAGCGTTTACCTGATATAACTATATTTCTACAAGGGGATCCTCGAGGTAACCCACCTGTAATACCATATGAAACGATATTACAAGGCATTAATACACCTCATGCTCCTATTTATATGCCGTTTATAGACGCATTAAATATCAGTAAGCCAGATTTTGTTTCGACTATGTGGGAGTTAAAGCCGTACAATTACGAAGTTGCACTTGAAATTACAGCATTACTTCGAGGTTTATTCAATATAACGGAATACGATAAACCCGTACTTTATCCTACAGGTGTAGAATGTATCTTACCTAAAGAAAATATACTGTGCAGACCATTAGAGTTTTATAAGCTCTTACACGAAAGATCGTTCTTGTCTGGTACCAGATCCTGGCATTGGTGTGATCCTAATGACTTACAAAAGCGTGTACAGTTTAGAAAATACGGTATAAGTGCATATGCTTTCGAACCTCTGTGGGGGGCTATTTTTAATCCTGAAATTAAAATAAATAAAAACTATAAAGAACTTATATGAAAGAAAAATTCACACTTTCCTCTAACTACGTAACTTGTCACATGATTGGTCGGTTAGGTAACCAGATGTTTCAAATTGCAAACGCATATGCACAATCATTAAGACATAACCGTCAACTGGTTTTACCCATATGTGACACTTCTGTAGGTGATTATTATGATACAGTACATAGAAAATTAGATTTTTTAATTGACAATGCACCTTCTGCAACACCTGAAGTGCATACAATTAATGCAACCTATCATTATACTGAGTATAAACCGCATGATACACTACCAACTGTGTTTAGAGGGTACTTTGAAACAGAAAAATACTTTAAAGACAAGTCAGAAAACGTAAAACAGTTATTCGGACCTACAGAGTCGTTCGTAGAAAAAGCACTACGGGAGTATCCGCAATTAGCTAATGGTACAAATGCTGTTATAAACGTGAGAAGAGGTGACTTTTTAACATTTCCTACACGTCATCCTGTTGTAACTAAAGAGTATTTGTATAAAGCTGCTGAAATGTTACCAAAAGTTGATACTATTTTTGTAGTTAGTGATGATTTAGACTGGTGTAAACAGAATTTAAGCTTCCCTAACACAGTTTTTGTCGATTATACACGACACGAAGCATTATGGTTCTTGTCGTTATGCCAAAATTTCGTAATTTCTAACTCAACTTTTACGTGGTGGGGGGCATATTTATCAAAAAACCCCAATAAGACTGTTATAGCCCCTGGGGTTTGGTTTGG